AATTTTGTGCCATTGTTTTCCTTTACTTATAATGCAATTGCCATTGCAACTGCAAATCCTTCCGATGCTTTATCATTAGTTTGCCATTCGGGAGCTGTTGCTCCAGAGTTGACAGCTAATATTTGGTTAGCCGACCCGAGTGCAAGTCTTGCCGGCGTGTTAGCAGAAGACGCATATAACACATCTCCTGTTGTTGTTAATGTCATGTCTGGAGTTTTAACTGCAGGTAGAGTACAGAATACATCTTTTGTACCTGAAGAGAAAGTAACTAATCCACCACCTGCCGATGAAGTGATTGGAGTTGTTCTTGCTAAATTTGCCGACGTAGCATCTAACGTACCAAGACCTACTTCCCATTCATTAGTACCTTGATTATGAATAGTATAATAAGTTGTGTTGTTATTACCAACGCCTGTTGCAAAAGTAATAAAACCAGTTGCCGCTCCACCAAGAGCCATAGCTCCTGTGCCAGAAGTCGTGCTAGTTTCTTTTACTCTATCATTTAAAACTAAAGCCATTATTTAAAATCCTATGATGATGATAAACTTAAAATTGCATTAGCTGGTGTAGCAGGACTAGGAAACGCAATAGTGAAATCACCATTCGTTGCTGTTTTTGTTCCACCAAAATCTAAAACTACAACTAATTTATTAGATTGAGTTGAGTTGTAAATTGCTGCAAACGCCGCTCCAAAAGTTGCAGCTCCAGTTGTTGCTGCACCCCAAGTTAAATTATCAAAGTCAACTGAAGTTGTTGCTGCAGATGAATCTACAACTTGGTTTTGTAATTGTTTTCCACCAGCTGAATAGTTAGAACCACCTGCTGAAGATACTTCATTAGTAGTTACATAAACTGTACTCGATGCTGCGGAATATGGATTTGACGTATACAATGCTAGAAAAAAAGTATTACCTCCTGCACTGAAATTATGAGTTCCAGACATGAGTTCTCCTTTAAAAGCATAAGGTACTATATTTGCCATTGTTTTTTTTCTCCTTAATTATTATTTCCGTAACTGGAAGGTGATTTAGATGTGAGTTGTGCACGAAGAACACCATCCATGTCTTCGTCTCTGCGTCTGTTACCGATTTGCTCGATAGCGTACGATTCGAGAGCTTTTTCATATTGCCCAGTGTAGTATTGTAGCATATCTGCAGGACCTTTCAAGTATCCATATGCATTAGCTATACATTTATATAAAAGCAAGTCTTGATATTTATTTGATAAATAAGTCCCTGTTGAGCTAGCACTAGAATCTGTAAGACTAGTAGGTTCTTTATTATATGACATAGTTACTGCATAATTAGCATTTGGTGTTGGTGCTACCACCCATGTTGTTTCATTCCAGTTTCCATAGTATTTAGGTAAGGCCGTAGAAGAAGTAGTTGGAGTAGAATAATACTCTACCATAAAACTGGTATCTCTTTGTTCTAAATAAACTTGATCTCCAGCGGAATCAGTAACCTGTACATATCTAATAAATCTTAAATCTGAAGGAATAGTCATATATCTATTTCCAGAGGTTAAATTTGAAGTTGCATAAAATCTTTCTTGATCAGTATCAATAGCTCTAAAAATAGAATTTTCTGCATTTTTAGTTATAGTAGCTAAAATAGCATCTGTTAAAACATTGCTACTTACTTCTGTGTAAGATCTAACATCTGAATATAAATTTGCTAAAGTATAAGCCATTATCCGTTTACTACCTCAAGTGTTACTGGTCCTGCCGAACAAGAATCTCCACCACCTTTAACTCCGGATGCACTAGCTGTGCTGGTGCTTGTAATATAAAAATAATTTTCTGGTTGTGATAATGTTCCCGCTGCTGTAATAACACTACCATCAGTTTGTATTTGTCCTAATGCAATCGTAAATCCACTAGCATTGTTAATATCACTTACATCTGCAAAATTAGGAATAGTTGCAAATGCTTGTAAGTTATGTGCATCAGCTCCACCTGAACCTACTGAAGTTACTAGAGGAGGTCCTCTAAATCTTACTTTAGATCCTGCTAATCTTTGATGATCTTCAGAAAAAACATTTACATAAGTTACTCCACTTGAAATTACAGTTGTAAAAGGATCAGGAGTTAATAAAATTAAACTTGCAACAGAAGCTGGTTGAGGTCTTGGATTAAATAAAGCTTGAGGATCAGAACCAACTGGTTTTGGTTCAAGTTGTGGTTGCTTTGGCTCATATTCTGAATAATGAACTAAAGCTCCATTCCATTCTCTTACCATTTCTAAATAAGGAAAAGCCATTCCTGATCTGTCAGAAATTGCCATTGATTGTTTACCTTTAGCAAATATACCCATTATACTCCATCTCCATAAAAAGTTTGTGGTGAGATATAAGAAGAAGTGCCTTGACTATCTTCGTTAAGTGCTCTTGCAAATTCATCTTCGTACATCATTCTTAATTCTTGTGTTCTTTCAGGAGAATATTTTACACTTAAATAATAAGCTAATCCTGAAATCATACATGGATAAAATCTATAAACTACATCAGCAGTATTTGTATAAGCTCCTGCATCTTGTATTCTTGCCATGTAATAAAATTTTAATTGAAAGTTAGCTCCAGAAAAACTAGATGAAGGTGTTGCATATATACTAACTGTAGGTGCAATTAATCTTTGCACATAATATTGAGAAGGTGTTCCTTTAGTTAATTTATTAGGTAATGCTGCGTAAGCTGATCTATCTATTTTTGATAAAGATGTATCTACGGGTGCCGTAGCTGTTGTGTTATTTCTAACCCAAGCTTCTAATACATCACTAATGTTGTTTGGAAAATTAGCACTGTCGGAAGCATAACTATATTCTGCTTGACCCTCAACTAAAGGAACTGTTGCTTCTTTGACTTCCCAAAGATGCACACCTCTATTAGCCCATTCTGAAAATAATATATTTAATGAACGTCTCGCGCTCTTTAATTGATAACCCGTACGAGTTCCACGTATGTTAGTTCTTTCATACGCTTCTTCAATTATATCATCAATCGGCGGATTGAATGTTATAGTGCCGGAAGTAGCCATTGACCTCCTTTATTGCCAAATTACTGCGACAGAAGTTGTGCCAGCCACTAATTCCACAAAAAGACCATTTTGAGCTCTAATACCTACAGCTGCAATATACTCTTGATACATTTCTCCATCTAAACATTTCTGTTCGTAGATTAAAGTATCAGCATTGCTTGACCCGTCATATATTTTTACATGACAAGTATTTGCTGAAGGATTAATTGTAACTCCTTTTAAATAAATAATTGGTCCTGCTGCTGTAGCACTACCTGCTTTATTTTTTACAGTTGTACTTGATTCTGTGTAGAATTGGTTTACCGGCGTTGCGCCACCTGCATATGCCATATTTTTTCCTTTTAGTTTACTCTATGCTCCCACGAGGGTAGGAGCATAGATAATTATTATTATGTTAACTTCGGTGTACTTTCACCTGCTTCATTACCTTCATCTTGCATGTGGTAAAAAATTGTTCCAGATAAAGTTCCCGCTTGTCCTGCTGCGTCTACACCAGCTACGATTTTAACATCGTATGTCATTTCAGTAAGACCTAAATCATTACCTGCTGTTGCTGAACTTGGTAAAACCATTTCTTGTGCATCGTCAGCTGCTCCGTTATCAACGAAACCATCTGTATCTACAAAAGTTGTACCATCGACTACATCTTTAAAACCGATGTCTATTTTTCCACCAGCTGCTGCTGCACCTGCGAAAATAATATAATCAACGATTGCGCCTTTTGGAAGTTGAACCGTTGAAGTATCAGTTGATGATACTTGTGCGTCTGTTCCAGCTGCTGCGACTGTTGAAGGTACATAGAATTGAGCTACCATAGACATACTGCCTGCATAGTTTGATCTATTGCCATTTCCATTGGATCTGACTGTACCTGTAAATGTTGTTGTTGCCATTTTATATTCCTCCTAGAATACGTAAATATAATTACCTAGGGTATATCGACTATACGCGTTTATATTTACTTGTTTGTTGTTATTGTATAGTGGTTAAAATATATAGTAATTTTAAGTAGAGTGCAAGAGATTGCGTAGTGAATGTACGTATTTCGACGATGTAGCGTTTTATTAAGTAGCTACTGATACTTGGGCTGCAGAACCCTCGATTTTATTTGACTGATGAGCGTTTTCTGCTTCGGCCATTTTTATATCGCTTATGACCTCTCTTATTTTATGGTCTATCTTAACCATATCGAGAGTATATCTACCCTCTTTAAGATGCTCCTGCTCCCAGTTCAACTCCAAGGACCTTTTTGCTTTGTATAGGTCGTTCAAGTTTTGCATCGTTAACCTCCTCATAGGTTATCCATTTTTTTGACAGACTTGTAAATCCGTCTTTTTCCCACTTTACACCTTTTTCTCCTAGTTTGTCAACTATTGCGTTTTCAATAGATTCAGCAGTATCTTCACACACGACTTGAAAAGTCGCATGATGTCCATATGCTCTGATATTAACTAGAAATTTTTTCATGATTATCTCCTCTTATACCACAAAAAAAAGGGGCCCGAAAGCCCCTTTTTAATTTAATTATTGTAACGATTACACGCCTGGTGAACCGAAAATACCTCTAGGGTCAGAGAATCCGAATACGTATCTCTCTCTAGCTTTGTATCTTACGTTGCCAGTGTCAAAGTCACCTTCCATAGTTGTTTTGATAGGTGCTCTAACGAAGTGTTTCAGACCATTAGGTACATCTGTTTTGATGAAGAACGCATCAGTGTCAGTTAAGTAATGATTAATTACGTAACCTTGTGGGATCATTCCCATTGAGTTGATTGCGTTTACATCGTTGTCAGCTGTTCCAGGTCTGCCTTGAGATTTCATCAATCTCTCAGCTGTAAATTGCAGTTGAGGTGGAATTATTAATTTCATTCCTCTTGCTGCTATTTTTAGACCTCTTTCGTCTGTCATCGCTGCGATGTCAACAATAGATTGCTCTAAAGAAGCTTCAGATAAGTCAGCTGCTACTGCAAGCTGATTTCTGAATGTTCCTGCTAAAGTTGGGTGAGTTGTGTTACCTGCACCATCGTTTCCGAATAATGCTACACCATCACCACCTGCGTAAGCTGAATTGAAACCATTGTTCAATACTGCTGCGCCTTTAACTTGTTTAGTGTTCGCCATAGATCTTGCTAATGCTTTTGTATATCTAGACGCTAGTCTGTCATACAAGTTGTCCTCGATCGCTTCTTCAGTGATCGCGAAAGCAAGTGCGATTGTTTCGTTTGTGTAACGAGCTGTGAAAGTTTCTTGTGCATCGTCAAAAGTAACACCCTGTCCTTCAGGTTTTACTGCTGCGTTTGCGAAACCAGATAACATTACTTCCTCTTCGAAAGCTCTGTCAGATGATTCTGTGTCAAAAATTTCAGCTGCTTCGTTAGCATATTGTTTGTACTCAAGTCCAAATAGTGCATTTAGACCTGGCTCTAGTTCTTTAACTAGTTGTGCTCTTGATATTGCCATTGTTTATATACTCCTATTTAGATTAGTTGTTTCCGTTATACAAGTTCGACGCTGCAGATATTGTAACTATCTGGTTCGAATTTGCTACAGAGTTGTCTTTGTTTTCAGGCGCATTTGCTGATCTTACTAACTTCACCATTTTAGTTGAAGCTGCTCCACCAGAAATATGTAATTTAACTAAAGATTGACCGTCTGTAACCTGACTTGATGTTCCGTCTTGGTTAGTACAGTTGTATCCTGCGTCGCCATACATTGCCTGAGTCACTGCTGCATCTGCTTTGATCACGTATTCCTGTGAAGGATTATCGATTACAAAACCCATGCCATCAGCGCTGCCTGTGTTGTAGTCTGTTGCAAAAGTTGTTCCGCCTACAAATGAGTTTGCCCAAGTAGGTTTAGATGTAGTTGTTGCTACATAAAAAGCTCCATTGAACACACCGATTAAAGGTGCATGACCAGAATTGTCAAAAGATTGACCACCTGCTCCTGTATCACTTGTTGCGTTAAACGCTGCATCTTGCAAATAACCTTGGTCTCCACTTGCGTCTTGAAGAGAAACCGGGTCATTTTTAAAAATGCCTTTTGCAGTACCACTTTTGATTTTGTATTCCGACTGACCTTGAGTAGCAGGAGTATTACCTACTGTCATGGTACTTCTGAAACCAAAACCTGTGCTGTTTGCGTTTGCCATTGTTTGTTTCCTTTTTTGTTAAGTTAATGTACTCGATGGATAGGAATTACTATAAAATAGTTATTTCTTTGTACCACCAAAAGTTACACGAGTTTGCCTTTCACTATTGATCGGCATACTTGGGTGTTGTTCCTTCAATACATCGTTTTTAACAGCGTCATCTCTATCTTGAGTTTGCTTCGCGAAGTAAGCTTCACGTTGACGCGCGAGTTCTTCAGGTATCCTAGCCAACACTAGGCCTCCTACTCCAATGACTCCTGCGTATTTGCCTGTTTCAGCGTGAGGAAAGTTCTGATCTGGATATTCATCTGCTCTCACAAATTCAAATCCTTCTCTTAGTCTAACTCCGACATTTTTAGTGTCTTCCTGACCAAGTAGTTCAGCCCTTATCCATCTGTGCCTGTAACCTGCTGGCGCGGGTGGTGCATCAAGTGTTGAGGGTGGAGTCCAAGTAGTTTTTTTTTGTTCTTTAACTCTCGTCTGACTCGCACGTGAAGTTTTTTGTTTATCATTTTCCATATGCTTATACTCCTTCCGTGATATTTAATTGTTTTGCATAATCTTCTAGTGGCACACCTAATTTTTTAGCAATTGCTACCTGTGAAGGTGTGAGTTTGACAGTTTTTCTCCGACTAGTTCTAGAAGAACGATTAGCCGAGGCTACATTCTGGGCAGGTTTTGCCTTTTCTGTAGTTGTATCCTCTACTTTATCAAATTTATGTGGGAAGTCAATTCTTATTCTTTTATCAACTTCTACATAGTATTCATCTGATTTAGGATCATAACCCTCTTCTTCTACAAGCTTTTTATGTATATCAAAAGCCGTATAAGTCATAGCAGTGTCATTACCAAACCATGCATTTTTAGCTGCCCATGCTTCTGCTTTCGCATCAGTTGGTACATTTCCATAAGGATCTGGCTGTCTTACTTGTTGAGGTGTTACGTTAACCTTTTTAGGGGCTTCTTCTTCCACTGCTTTAAGGGAAGCTAATCTTACTGCATCAGCATTTAATCTTGCGATATTTTCTTGTGCAGCAACTTGACCATCAACATCTCCTGCTTCAATAGCTGTTTTTAAAGCTTGTCTTGCAGCAGTCATATTTGTTGTGACTCTGCTTTCAAACTCTGAAACATAAGATTTATCAAGTTTAGAAAATTTATTTTCTAAAACTTCTTTATCTCTTTTAACTGATTGAGCATATGTTAATGCTTCTTCTTTTTGTCTTTCAGCTTCTCTCATTTTACGAGTAAGTTTAGCAATACGTTTTTGAACGCCTTCACTATATTCTTTTAACTCGTCTTCTTTTTTTTCTTCTTTTTTAGTTTCGACAGGTTTTACTTCTTCTTCTTTAACCTGTTCTACTTCTACTTTTTCTTCTTTAGGTGCTTCCTCTTTTACTGGTTCACCTTTATCATCTAAATTAATTTCTGCTGATTCTGCTTCACCAACATCAACTAACTCTTCTGACATTTTTTTGTTTTCTTCTGGCATAGTTCCTTCCTATGTTTGTTTATATAAAATGAAGAACTGATTCAGGATTTTTAATTGTCCCTATCACTTCGTCATCGTTTAGTATTCGCACTTCTCCACCTTCAATTGGTAATCTTGAGCCCGCATAACGAGCAAAGATAACCCAATCTCCTTTTTTACACCAAGGTCCTGATGTATTAAATTTTTCTTCTGTATAACATAATGGTCCCATCTTTAAAACGTAACCACATGTTGTTGCAATTCTAGCTTTGTCTAAAGTTTCTTGAGAATAGATTAAGCCACCTTTACTTTTGCTAGGTGGTGTAAATGGTAAAACTAATATTCTCCATCCTGAAGGTTCTGGTAATTCTTTAATTAATTCGTCCCCAATGTTGTCTGGGTTAAGAGGTTCTTTTTCTTCTGGTGCGTTTTTGTTAATTTCTTTGTATTTTTCTTCTAACGCGTTAATGTGTTTCGGAACTTCCGCCTTTGGTGTTTCCGATGTCGATAACGTTTCCTTTTTCATCATTTTGCTCCTTATTATTTAGCAGGTTAGAGATTTCCTGTAAAACTATTTGGTAGGCTTGTGCCTGTCCGAATAAATACTTGTATTTCTCCATATTGTCAATAGATCCACCCATCATACTGTCTTGGATAGATTTAAGCGTTGCATTTATTCTTCTTTTTAATTTGTCGATAATAATTAAGTCTTCCATTATTTAACCCATCTATCAATCAAACTAATTTTTTCTTCTGCTTCTTTAACCTTCTCTAATAGTTTATCTATCTCATCTAAATGTTGAGGATGCTCTCCTATTCCAACAGGGTGTTTAAGATAAATATTAATTGTTGCTATTCCTTCGGCTACTTGTGCTTCGTATCTTTTTTTAAGTGCTTCTAACATTTCCATCTTTTTCTAGCCTGACGTAGTCTAGAATTAGGATCTTTAGCAGCTTTAGGAAATTGTCTCATTTGACCCGCGCTTCTTGCACAGTACGACTTACGTCGGTTTGCAGCTTTTGACCCTTTTTTCACTTTACCAGTCACGGCTGTTTT